GACTGCCGGGGCGCCGGATCCGTGCGCTGGCATCATCTCCCCCGGGTCAGACGACCTCTACGTGGCGGGCACGTCCGGCTCCTATGCGGGCGCGGTCGATATCGCCACCTTGCCAGGATTTGCGAACATGACTGGGCCGCCGGACACCGTCATGTTCGCGTTGACGACCGACATCAACGACAACCGGTACTCCTGGCTGACGTTCGACGCGCTCCCCGACGCCGGGTGCAAGACCGTGACAGGCGGTTCGCTGTCTCTGACGATGGGCGCGATCACGAACCCCGAGAACCAGGAGCTGATCGTGTACTACGGCACCGCTGGGACTCCTGTCGCCGACTTACGGACAGGCGGGACGAATCCGCCGCCGAACGCGACGACGACGTACGCGTTGACGGCGCCTCAGGCGCTTGCGTTGTCTCTCGGGACCGCCGATGTCCTGTTTGGGGTTGAGGATACGGCTGTCGCGGCGGTGTTCAACGTCGACGCGATCAAACTCACGTTGGATTGGGTCTGATGGTGTTCCCGATTGAGCTGGTGCTGCCAATCGATGGGCGTGACGCTGGCGAGGTTCTCGGCGAGGGCGATGTGCCCGAGTTTGTGGCTGATCTTTGGGTGAAAAACGGTATCGCTAAGCCAGTCAAAAAAGGTAAATGAGATGAGTCCTGTCCCGATAATTTTGGCTGCTTTGGCTATTTGGTCCACCTGATACCGTCGGATGGGTTTGGGAAGATGCGACAGTGCCTGATGGTGTTGGGTCGGCGGGTATTGGTTTCACGCTCCCGGAATGTGATGCACTGAACATCACAGGAGGGACTGTTATGGTCAACTGGGCAGATGCAAACGCGATTAATGTGGGGCTGGTGTGCTCTGACGGTGTTGACGTGCTCTATACCGATTCTGGGCCTGCAGCATTTGGGCCTGGATCGCTCTCTCTGACCTTGGACGCTGCTCAAGCAACTGGCCTTGCCGATGGCTGGTATTCCGTCGCTGTGGTCTCTGACGGGGCAAGCGATGCGGCTCGTATCGAATGGGACAGCGTTACTTTCTTGTTCAACTATACAGCCTAAATACGTGATAAAAAATGGCTAACTATTTGTGCTATACTTTTCTAGGGTCGTAATGGGAGAAAAGTCAAAATGGCAAATGGACCTACCTACAACTTTGTTTGCGCGCTGATCGCTGAAGAATTGAACACTGGCGGTATCGATCCGGCCGGTTCAGCCTATTTTGTTAATGACCCGGTCAGTTTAACGAACACTGCGAATATCGAAACCGGTGAAGAAATCGTAATGAAGAACGGTGATGGTGGCGTATGCTGCGCTCCAACTGGCTGCGATACGGTCAAAGGTGCGTCTGGCGATTTCACGGTTTGCTCTTGGGATCCTTTGCTCAAATCGTGGCTCGCTGACATGGCTCCTATTACAAATGTCGACGGTGATGTGACTGGCACAAAGATGCCTTTCGGGACCCAGAAATGCACACGTCGTTTCTCTATTGAACTTTGGGAAAGAGTTTGTTTCGACGGCGTGGAGGCTCCTGGATACGTTCGGACACTCATCTCGGGGGTCACATTCACGCCAAATGATGGAGACATCGCTTTCGGGCAACGAACGCGTTCGTGGACCTGGAAAACTGCAGGTGGCAGCATGAACGATATCCCCGGAATCATGGGCGATTGGGATGGTGGAGCAAGCCAATTAGGTGGCGAATGGTATTCGCCTTCTGATATTCCGTCTTTGCCGACGAATGAGTTGATCCCCATCGCCGACTTGTAAACAATGATGTCTCGCATCTGTTCGCCTTGGGTTGAGCCTGAAGATCTTTCTTGCTGGGATTCGCCACCGAGCGGTGTTGATCTTGCAGAATGGCAGGCTCAACTTAAGGCTTATTTGACGTTAGCGACAGGACAACTGTCTACCATTTCAGGGATTGGTGTCTGCGAAATAGCAGAAATACCCTGCCGTGATACGCGCATTTGCTGTGGTTGCAGTTGTGTCGGGAGATGCGATATTTGTGGGCGCCCATCGGCGTTAGAACTGCGAGCGCCAGTGGTTGAATTGCTTGAAGTCCTGATCGATGGGGTAGCTCAACCGTTAAACGACTTCGCGTTGAAGGGGGAAGGCAACCGATGGTTATATCGGCTCAATGCGGAATGGCCTAATGCGTTGCGGTTAGACCCGCCGACTGTCGTCGTGAGATATAGCTTCGGCGTTGAACCAACAGAGACCGATATTCATGTTTTGGGCGCCTTAGTATGCGCCTGGGCATCCCCAAAAAACAGTTGCAACCCTCCAGTCGGCACGACATCTATCAGCCGACGCGGCATAACGTGGCAAACATCCGGGGCTAAAGGCCGAAAAAAAATTGTTGAAGGCTACGGACTGCCCTTAGTCGATGCTTGGATTACGACCATTACGGCAGCAAATGAGTTAGATGATTCCGTATGGTCAGTTACGTTACCTGAGTCTAGCCGGTCTGATAATATCATTTGGCATACAGAATAGCTGTCAAATTGAAGGGGTTCCTTGTGAAGAAAATTGAGCATTACGATCCGGCAGGTCGTCATATTCGGACCGAATGGGTTAAGGATGACATTTCGCCTACAACTGGTGCCGTTTTTTCTCCTATCGGCGAGTCTGTTGCTGCTGTAATAGCGTATTTGGAGTCGGCTCCCGATGGCGAAAAGAAACGTATCGGCGATATTGAGGAAGCTAATGGACGTCGTAAAACGATCCTGAAAGCCGCGTTTGGAAAGACTTATTTACCGACAGAAGAGATTGAGGATGACTCGATTCAGCAGAATAACGGTGATGTTACAAGCATGGTTAACGCAGGTATTGACGAATAACGAATGGTGGACTGAGGACGACGATACGGTTATGGTCCGCACGGAACATTCAGGTGTCACGGACGACGCGTGTGGGAGAATTGCCCGAATTGTTTTTCAGGGAGCGTTTCCAGCATTTGACGAAGCCTGTGCCGATTGTCTGCACGTTTGGAACGACGCATGGCGCATCGAACTAGTTGATTGTGTTGGCGCTAACCTCGCCTATGAAGAAGAAGAAAGCTCTAAAGAACTGGAACTACAAGAAGTATTAGCATCAGTCCTAGCCGCTTTTTGGGTGGATAAAGATAGTCTGAAAGACCCGCTTGTAAACTCATCTAAAGTGATCCTTTCTAACATTGCACCCATAGATTTGTTGGGTAGTTATGTTGGGTATTCGATCAATTTAGTGTATGAACGGCGAATGGCTTCCGAAGATATCAGTCAAGGATAACAAGATGATGGCACAAAAAACGCGGTGGGTTAGGTTCCAAATTCCGACGTCTGAAGGGCTGCGAGGCTCTGTAGTTTCTGCGGCTTCTTTAGGTCCTAAATTGCAGAACTATTTGAAGAATGGAATAGTGGTGTACGAACATGTTTACTCAAATAGTGATATCGCCCGAGTTGATGGTTCGGACAATGGCCAGGAGCCCGGCGAGGCTATCCCAAGCGATGGCCAACCAAGCGACGCGTAACGTCCTTTCCAAACAAATCCAACAGTGCCCGGTAGATCAAGGCACGCTGAAGCAAGATCTGTCGTTAAGAGCCGGGCGAACTGTCGAGAATTTGCCTGTGCTATATTCGGGTTCTGCACTTCCGTATGCACGGAAACAGCATTACGAGAATCAAACAAAACCTTTGTTCTTGATACCACGATAAAGGAAAAACCAGATGGCTGCTGAGATTGTCGATTTTGATCGCTGGCTGAAGAATAACGCTAAAGCTGTTCCGAATTTTCGGTTATTTGGCCGAAATTGGACTATCAAACTGTTGACTTCATCGCAGATAGGGGCCGGGGAAGCGACTGCCGTTATGGATGCCGTCGACAAGGTGCGCCGTGAGCAGGAGCGTCTAATGGAGGTCACTCCTAGCACTGCCCCGGCAGTGGTGAAAAGTATCGTTGATGCTTTCCTTGAATGCGTGGATGCTGCCGTCATTGATGCTGAGGTGTTCCGCGAGAAATTCGAGGCGGCTGGAGGCTTGCCTTTGCCTGCTCTCGGCCGTCTGGTTGAGCAGATTAACACCGAAAGTTTTCAGGGTAATGTCCCTTTGGGGTGATTCGGTCAGTACGGGACCTTTTGCGTTGGGATTTCCCGTATTATCAGCATATATGGCGTAAAACTTATGGGTGTTCCATCCACTCGGCGACATGGGTTGAAGTCGTTGAATGGTTCTTATGGTTGATCGGCGAGAGCGAAGTTGCTGGTAGCGACCCTGAAAGGGATGCTCAAGGGTTTAAAGATCGTGACGCTAGGCGTAAAGCGTGGGCGAATCTTTTATTAGATACTGGAAATAGCGATGTTCCTATTTCGGGTATTACCGAAGTAACGACAAGCGATAATCAGGTTGTTTCGGTAAGGATGCGGGATAGCAGTTCTCTTAACCCTGCTATAATGAAGCAGGTACGTGCTGCTATGGAAGGTGCCAAAATATGACTTTTGCGCCTTCGGCAGGTAATATAGTCGGGTCTGGCTGGTTTGAAATTAAGCCGGGCCTGTCTCAAGATACGGCTGATTTGGCTAAAGGTTTCGCGCCTTTAGGCCAGTCGGCTGCATCTGCATTCGCGCAGTCTTTTTCGGCTGGTTTGCAGCAAAATCTAGGGACTGCTTTAGCTGCAGCAATGAATTTACCTCCTGTCAATTTGGCGGTTAACACCGATGTCGATGAGGCAGAGTTATCGGCCGAAGTGACGCAGGCGGCAAATAATATTGCTGCAAATGTTGAAGTTGACACTTCGGTTGATTCGGCGGAGCTTGCTAGCGAGGTCGGAGCGGCTGCCGACGCGTCAACCCCGACCGTCGAAGTGTCAACTTCGGTCGATTCCGGCGAATTAGCCGCAGAAGTTGGCGCCGCTGCCGACGCGGCGAATCCGAATATTGAGGTTTCTACCTCGGTCGATTCGGCCGAACTCGCAACCGAGGCTACCGGCGCCGCTGACGCTGTTACGCCGACGATCACCTATCGCGCTCAAATTGATTCTGCAGGGCTGACCAGCGCCGCGTCATCTGCTGGCGCTGCGATCGGCGCCGCTTTGGGTGGTAGCGGTGCTGCTGGCGGCGCGGCTTTAGGCAATGCCGTCCGCGAAAGCCTTTCCAAAGGCGGTAAAGAAGGCTCGGAGTCTATTACCCAGTCTTTGCAGTCGTCAGCTCAAAAAATAGGGACTTCTCTTTTTTCTTTTGGCGGCGGGATATCTGCCGTTCTTGGGCTCAAAGCTGGAATATCTGACCTTGAAATAATCGACAAAAAGGTTCGAGAAACCGCCACCCTTTTCGGTCAGCCAGCTAGCCAATCTGGTGGGCTGATAGATAGTTTGCGTTCGGGCGTTCAAGAAGTTTCGAACGAATTAGGCATCCTTCAAACCGACATTGTCCCTGCCCTTTATGACTCTATTTCTGCTGGTGTCCCCCAATCCGGCATTAACCAATTCCTGGTAGATGTCGGCAAGTTCGCGACGGCTGGCGCGTCTGACATGACTGTCGCAGGCGACGCGGTTACAACAGCGCTGAATGCTTGGCAGCTTGACGCCTCAAAAACGACCGAGGTAACAGACAGTCTTTTTGCTGCTGTTCAAGGTGGTAAAACCACTGTCGACCAGTTAGGCGGCGCGCTATTTAATGTGGCGCCTGCCGCTGCGAGCCTGAATGTTCCGCTTCAAGAGGTTAACGCGGCTCTTGCCGCAATGACTTCTCAAGGTATCCCCACCTCTGTCGCTACGACACGACTAAATGCGGCGTTTACCGCGCTGCTCAGTTCTAGCAAAGAACTCACACCGGTTTTTCAGGGTTTAGGCTATGAAAGCGCCGAGGTCGCGATCAGGCAAGAAGGTCTACAGTTCGCTCTTGACTCGGTCTATGACGCTGCTGGGGGCACGGCGACAGGCCTGCTTAACCTGCTTGGGCCGACAGAAGCGGTGCAAGCTGCACAGGTTTTGGCTGGTACAGGGGCAGAGAAATTCAGTTCTGAGCTTGAGCGTCAAGCAAACGCGGCTGGTACCGTCTCCGAAGCGTTCAAGATTATGGATGAGGGCCCAGCCGCTACTATCCGCCGATTCAAGACCGATTTGCAGACGTTGGGCGTGGCTTTAGCGGAAGCTTTTTCGCCGATTTTGTCGGCTGGTTTGCCAGCTTTACAAGCTTTTGTTCCTATCGTTGACGCTGCTGTTCCTATTATTGGTGCGCTAGCTAAAGGGGTCGAAATAGCGGCTAACGCTTTCGGGGCATTACCGGGCCCGTTGCAAACTGCTGTGATTGCTGGAGTCGCGTGGAATAAAGCTGGCGATGGCATCATCGGAAAAGTTAATTTATTAACGAAATCTATTCAGGGTTTCGGCGGTATTGGTAATCTTCTTTCTTCGGCATTTACGTCGTCTGCGGGTAGTGCCACATCGGCGGGTGGTGCTTTCACTAAAGTTGTTGGCGGCATTGCAGCATTAGGACCCGCGGGTATCGCTGCTGGTGCAGCGATAGGCGTGATTGGTGCCGCCTATTTATCGGCTAAAAAGAAGTCTGACGACTTCAAAAAAGCGACTGCTGAAGTCACAAAAGCGCTGCAAGACCAAGATGGTGTACTCAACACGAGCACAGCCGCTTTAGCTGATTATCTGGGGACACAATCACGTTTCGTTGATCGCAATCAGGTCGATGACTTAGGCCGAATGAAAACAAGCTGGACGGAAGTCGCCCAACAGATCGAAGCAGGTGAAGACGGTCTACGCGAGTTTATCGCTGCAGCAATCGACGCTGGTGAAATAGATGTTGCTCAAGGACTGAAAACCGATGATGCCATAGATCAATATCTCAAAGGTCAAGACCAAGTATTAACAGGCAACACTGACATCATCAAATCGTTTGAAGAGGTTCGTGATTCACGCGAGAAAGCTTTTGACAATAACATTAATGCTCTCCTTGTTGATGGGCGAATAAGCAAAGATGGGCAAGCATTAGCCCAGAATTATAAAGAAATGGGGCTTTCCGCAGAACAGGCCCTAGACAAGCTTGAACAAATGGAAGCGATCGTACCGAAGATTGTAGGGTCGCTTGAAGGAACGACGCTGAACTTCGGCGAATTGTCGCAAGAGGCACAAGATTTCGCTTCGGAAATGGATCGGGCAGGGGCTTCGTCTGGCGAAATTCTGCAAGGACTTTCTGACAAATCGCTGCTAACAGCGACAGATCTGCAAGCTTTGCAACCGCAATTAGAGCGCGCCGGAACCGGCATTGTCGAACTTGGGTTAGCGTCGTCTACTGCCGAAAATGATATGGCGGCTATGTCCGAACGGTCTGCCGCCGCGGCTGAAGCTAACCGGGCTTTGGCCGAGGCGACAGGCACCGCTGTAACACAACTCAATGAGCTGAACACGCTTGATCTAGGCGATTTGAAACTGGTGCTGCCAGACGATATTAGCGCTGAAGCGCTTGAAGATGTCGCCGATGTTTTGACCGAAATGCGTGAATTCGCAGACGAAAATAACATCCCTGTCGAGCTAGTCGCGCGTTTTGGTCAAGATGCCCTTGAGGGGATGAAAGACCAATTTGAGACGATCACATCAGGCGTTGAAGGCATTTTCGAGATTGATATTGATCCTGATATCACCTCGCTTTCCGAGGCTTTGGACTCTGCGGAACGTCAGATTATAGCGGATCAGAATTTTTCTCAGAACCTTAGGCAAATGTATGAAGACGGCTTTACTGGAGTAGCGCAATTTATTGCGACTTTGGGTGATGATCAAGCCGCAGCATTTGTTGAAGAATTCATGGGTTCGTCCGATGACGTCAAGCGTGAAATGGAGAAGAAGTCTGAGGTCTTCAAGACAACTTTCCGTGAAGAAACTCAAGAATGGGGTAAGTTAGGGGCGGATTCTGCCGGGATTTTTGCGCCTATGTTGAGCGCTGAAGGCGAAGCGCTTAATAGCTTTTTGCAAAATGAGCTAGCAAAAACTCCCGACATTGTTGCAAGCGAACTCAGCGAACTTGGTGTGGTAATCCAAGGCACTACCCAGACGGGTATGGCCGGGGTTGTTAACACCATCCTTGGTGCTAGCGGCGCCATCTCTGGCGCTACTCAGACTAGTATGGGTGGCGTTGTTAACACCATCCTTAGCGCTAGCGGCGCTTTTCCTGGCGCTACTCAGACTGGTATGAATGGTGTTGTTAACACCATCCTTGGTGCTAGCGGCGCCATCTCTGGCGCTACTCAAACTAGTATGAATGGTGTTGTTAACACTATTTTGGGTGCTAGCGGCGCAATCTCTGGAGCTGCTAGCCAGACTGGGACGGCGTTAACAACCGCATATGGCACCCCCGTCATTACGGGGCTACCGACGACGACACAAACCGCGTTCAATTCGACGGCAAATACCATCCTCGGCGCGTCTGGCCCTATGGGAAGCGCCGCGGCCCAAACAGGGGCAGCAGTGCCGCAAGGTTTCGGCACGGGTTTGCCCGGAATGGACCCACTCACTAGAGCAGCATTTGAGTCCGTTAACGGGGTCATAGGAGCGTCACAAGGCATATTAGGGGTAGCTGCCGGTCTCGCCGGGCAGGAAATAGGGCGTCGCTTCGGAGACGGCATCGAATACGGGATTAATTCGAAACAAGACACTGTGCAAGCCGCAGCAAATCGGCTGGCGAACGTCGCGGCAAATGCTATGCGCGCAGCGTTAGCGATCGCATCACCGTCAAAGGTCGGTGTTGAGATCGGCGATAACTTCGGTGGGTCTGTAGGGATGGGTGTCGCAGGGGCCGAAGGGGCCGTAGCGGATGCTAGCGCCGATCTCGCTAAGGCGGCTGTTGATGGCGCCAATTTTGACGGTATTGATGAGAGCGCGGCTAAAGCTGCGGCAGGAATCAGCGATTCGTTTAGCGACGTGACCCTAATCCCAGAAAGTGAACAACAAAAAACTTTGAATTTCCTGGATATAGCATCTGAAAAAGTGCGTGGAATTACTCTTGAAGATATCCAATCCCCGACACAAGGCAACGTATTTACCTCTTTCGCTGATAAGGCTTTTGATCAGATTATTAACGGATCGGTCAATGAGATGTTTACACGCGCTGCGACGCAAGCGGTCGGCAATTTAGGGCCTGGTGCTGCTGGAAACTATCAGGCAGGCGCCGGTTCCACTGTTGCATCTCAAGGTCTGTCTCCTGCTGCGTATGCTGAGATTGGGCGGCTAATAGCGGCAGGACAAACGACAACAAACGTGAATGTGTCTGCTCCGGCTACGCCTATCATTGATCCGTATAATCCGCGTTCTGCTACTCGGACGGCTGATATCGTTGGTAACCGAATCAGTGAAGTGCTGGAACGATCAAACCGCGGGGAGAATTAGCTAAATGAGTTGTGATGCTGAAGCCAATAGGCTAATGATAGGTCGATGGGTTTGCGGAAAAAACTGGACGGTAACATGTCCTAATGGGCTGCAGCATTCAGCGAATCCAAATGATACAACCATTTCTATTTCTGGCTATATTCAACCTATTCGTGGTGACGGCGCTGCTGATGGGCTTTATCAATATTCGGGCCCGTCAGATCCTGGCTATCAGGCGTTGTTGAAAGAAGCGAAGCGGATTCGCCGCGAACTGATGTCTCTTGTGGAATATCAACGTGATATGCGTCGACCGGTGCTCATTTGGCTTGAGTCAGACCTGTTTGAGCGTTGCATGGCGATCCCTTTAGCGGTCGATATCACGGTAGAGAAATTTGCGTTAAATAACCGTGGTCCGGATGGCGCTTTTCTTTCAAATGGGATCAAATACAAAATTGATTTTGAGCGTGTGGGCGGCGAGTCAGAGATTGAGTTTGAATCTCGTATCATCTCTAGCATGCGCCCAACTTATTGGACTTTCCCTATTGGTGCCCCTTCGTTCAGGTCTGGTCTTTGGGCGCCACCAGCGGAAGCCGATCTAACGGCATACACGAATAATGCTGGATTTGCGCGTGGTGTTGCTTTATGCGATGGGTCAGCAACAAATATGCGAGTATTCCGTGAAATACCGCAAACTGCGTCGCTGCCTATGGGGCGTGTAGACGCTCGACGGTGGAAAGTCGATTTTGAGTCTGACCCGCTTGCCTTGCAAAAAGGTGCAGTAACGATATGGACCGAAGGTGTCAATAATGTCTGGGATCCGACGAAACCTTTAGGCCGCGTTGCTGTGGGCCGTTGGGTGCCCGATCATGGGAAAGTAATTCCCCCTGACTGGTGGGAACTGGAAAACGGCATTATCCGTTTGCGTCAATGGACTGACGGCGTCGTCGCTGGGTTCGCTATCCAATCTTTCTACGGTGGTGTTTGGTCTCCATTTCGTTCTTTCCACCTTTTTGAGAACGGCAATGGGACCCCTATCATTGTGTGGAAAGACATGCAAATCTTACGTAACGATGAAGAGGATTGCGCCATTAGGTTTGTTGGATCTACAACCAATGACTATATGACGGACCGACGCACAGTGCTCGATATATCGTTACGTCGTGGTGCTCGACATCTTGAAATGGTGGCTTCTTATCCTGATTCGTCGAATAATGGGTTTGCTCTTAGAGGGATTGCAGGCGCTTCGAACCACACTATTTTTTCTCAAATAGGGGTCCGTGGAAATAACCCTATTGGTGGATGGCGTTTTCCTGTTATGACGCCACAAAGCTTGACGGATTGGGATCTCAACAACGGGATCTATAACCGAAACACCAATCGCATCCGTTGGGCTATCGGTGCGACCCCACCAGGATTCACTAGTGGCGGTATTGAGGGTTGGGAAAATATTGAAGCAGATTATTTAGCTGCGACTAACGAATCTGTCCATACGGTAAGGTAGCGATATGTCCTCAACGATTAGACGTGTCGCTAGTGATCCTGGCAGCTTTGATATTGTGCTTAATACCGATATTCTACCTGAGTCTATTTCTAGCGGTGCTCGAGAATTTGGGACGCTTTGGGTCACTACTGCACCGGTGGAAGAAGGCGCCAGAAACGTTTGTGTTTACGGTGGTGTCGTCACAAAAATCAGTCGCAGCACTGACCGCGGCCTAGTCCAATTGTCTGGGAGTTCACTGGAATGGCATCTAGGCACAGCACGAGATTCCGGCCCCGTAATGATCGGCGTCATTTCGCTCGTTGGGCCACCTCCTGTGAGCGTAGGCACAGCGCTAGCATGGGCCTACCCGGTCGTCCCAGTCCCATATAACCCGAATTTGAGCCGTATCCAAGCTAATCCGCCCGGCTCGATTATGGGCGCTAATTATCAAGCTTTGCAGACCCGCGCCGACTACCTGAACATTATCAGAGGGAATCATCAAGGATCGGGCAATAATACGACAGATTGGTATGTTAACCCGCGAACAAGAGAGGTCGAATTCGGGCAGGGGAATTACATCCATGCAGCATCCCCGATTCTGCACCAACGTGAAATATCCGATCCTCTTTTGCCTTCGATCACGATCAAAAATGCTAGCCTTGCTTCTGATTGGCAGGACTGGTATAACCAAGTTATTCTTGCCGGTGCTTCTTTGTCTATGGGCCCGCTGACCATCACGCAAGTGTTGCCGTGGCCCGCCCTTCCAGCTGTGGGATCTTCGCCTTATCGCTATGCTACGGGGAATGATATGCATATGGCTATCGGTAAAGATCAGCCACATGCTAGCCTGATCGGGTTAGGTCTTTTAGCTGTGGGGTTGCTGGATGGCGGTCAAGCGCCTCAACATACTTTCGCTTGCACTGTTGACCATTTTGATCCTGGTGGGCCGTTACAAGCGGGATGCAGGGCCCGTGTATGGGCGCCAGAGATAGGGATGTTTAACCCTAATGGGCCGTTAATCGAGTTCGCTGGAGAAAACATATGCCCGATAGATTTACCTGTAGCTGGAGTTGAATGGTCAATACAAAATGGGATGGGCGTATATTGGCAATATGGTTCCGGTGAGGTATTGGATTTGTCGCCATATGTTGTGCGCGGGGATTCCACAGCGACGTTAATTGTTGGCGAATGGAAGAAAAAGAATGTTCCACGCCAGTCTATGCGCGCAAGTCGAACTAGAGGAATGGGGTAAAAGATGGACGATGGAATGATTACAGAAGCTACACAAGATGCGGCTACTATGTTGCATATGGCTGGTCCGGCTAGCAAATATTTAGAACTGAATCAGTTGTTTTTGTCGGCTGCTAGCATGGCGGCTCAAGCTCAAGCAATGGTAGATTCCGCTGAAACTCAAATGAAAATCGCCGCGGCCGATATGGATAGCGAGCGTCGAAAACTCATGTCAGTTGGACAAGGCGAAAGAGTAGATCTCGTAGATCGCGGTATGGAGCTTGTTGCCGCCCCTCAAGACGGGGTAGAGACGTTGGTTATGAGCCAACTACTGACGCGTGAAGAATGGCGCGCCTTGAAAAAAGATCTCGGGGTTACAAGCGAAAAAGGGTTTAGCATCGTTCGCGAATTGCGCTCCAAAAAGCGCCGACCCATAGCCGAAAAGGTGTGATAGGGCGGCAGGTCATTTTTCTCGAAAGCTTCGCATATAAAGGGTATGTGACTTTCGCTACCGACCCGTCAGACCGGAAAAATAGACCTGTCGTTCTATCCTTTTAGACGATGATCAACGCTGATCAACTATTTGATATTCTAACTAAGCTCCCAGAACCCGACGCTACTGTAAGGTTCTGGCGGTCTTTGTCTGTCGACCAAAAACGTGAGCTTTTCCCGTTCTTTTTATCGTATTTCGGGGAAGACGCATACGCCCTTTTCGTCAAAGACCCCGAAGAATTCATTTCGGTTGTGATGGGAGAAGCGATCTGGTCGAAGCAAAGACAGATCGTGGAAGCCTTATCGCAACCGAACGCGTCGGTTGCTGTGCCCGCTTGCCATTCGCCGGGGAAGACGCATACAGCGACGCGTATCGGCGCATGGTGGGGATCCTGCTTCCCAAATGGGCTAGCGAAATGTGTGACAACTGCGTCAAATTGGACGCAAGTCGAACGGCTCTTTTGGGCGCAATTACGCCAAGCGCACGACAAATACCGCCTTCCGGGCACGATGCTAACAACCGCGTGGAAACGTGGGAAAACAAATGATGCCCAAATGTGGGGCTTTTCCGTAGCGAATAACGATGAAGTCGGAGCGCACGGAGTTCACGCGCCATATGTGCTAATTATCGTAGATGAGGCAAGCGGTATACCGCACTCTGTCGGCCAATCTTTGGAGGGATTGCGCTCATCGGGCGATGTGCGAATGCTAGTTCTCGGCAACCCTCCAATGGACCAACAAGGCACCTGGTTTGAGCTTTTTTGCGCGTCGCCATATACGACCACTATCCCAATTCCGGCGTTCGATACGCCGAATTTCACAGGAGAAACCACGGGGCTTTGTGCATGCCCGAATCCGGTCCCGCACCCAATATCGACGCATCTGGTCAATCCTTTATGGGTTGAACGGCTAGTAGCAGATTACGGTGACGAATCGCCAATTGTGCAAGCAAAAGTGCATGCTCGATTCCCGCGCAATTCACGGTTGACGCTGATCTCGCCCGATGACTGGGATCAGGCAACACACCAAGCCGATCCAAATCTTGTACGTTCCGAGATCAACGTCGGCGTCGACGTTGCTGCCGGTGGGGGAGACGAACTAGTTATTTGTGCCGTTTGGCCTGACGGGCAAGCAACAATTGAGCTGACCGAATCGGCCGCAGCGCTTTCTGACCCGACGGTAGCGGCTTCGGTCATTATCAACAAAATTGCTGAGATCCAGCAAAGGGGGTTAGCCGAATATGATTACACATATTTGCCTGTAATATTGAAGTATGACGCTACCGGCGTTGGTTGGGGGCTTGGGGCCCCATTGCAAGACGCCGAATTCGAGGGAATATTCTATGGCGATATTATCCCGATACAGGCGGGTGCTAGCGCATCGGACAAAAACAAATTTTTGAATAAACGCGCTGAAATGTGGTGGCAACTACGCGAATCCGTGAAGCAAAAGTTGATTTGTGTGCCAAATGATGAGAAATCGCGGTTGCAGGCGACCCGCGTTGAGTTCAAGTTTCGATCTGGAAAAATATTGATCGAGTCAAAAGACGATATGCGGAAGCGTCTCGGTGGGGCTATCGGATCATCGCCGGACCGTGCTGACGCTCTTTGTCTCGCAATTGACACAACACAACAAGCAGTCTGGTTTGACGATGATCCGATTAACCCGTTTGAACGATATTAGCACAAAATCAGCATTTGACAGCAGTTTTGTGCGAAAAATTTAACCTAAATTGCATTTGACCATGCATATGCAATTATTTGGATAATTGCGAGCACAATGTAGTACACGAACATAGGTTCCCTCCCTTCAGTCGAAATCGTAGGTTACGGCACAATCCAAAGCCGCTAACAGCTTCAGTTGCGTCACAGGATGTGGTGTTCTTCTGCCGCGAAATATTCGATAAATCGTCTGGCGCGGAAACCCCGTTTGGCGTCCTAGTTCGGCCATGCTAAGACCGTGGCTAGACGTCAAGTTCCGAATATAGCTCGTGATAGCACCAACTTGGGGGATGATCCTTTCAGAAGAGCCGTGAGAAGTCACAACAATAGCAAAGTTCAGGCCTAAAGCGCCAGTTACTTGGTCAATTGTTTCCCATTTTGGGCCAAGGACCACGTTTTGCCAAGAAGTCTGTTTCAATTGCACTCTTGACCTTGTAAGATGGGAGTACAATACGGACCCTTTCAACCTCTCTCCCCAGAGAGTCCGGACCTGGGTCACCAAATCTAAATAACTATCAATATTAGGTTCCGCTATCACGAGGGTGAGGTTATGTGCTTCATCGGGTGCCAGCAAATTCTTTTACAAAACTTTAAGGAATGGAGGGAAAGTGTCGTACCTTAATATGCTTGACGATGCGTTGTCGATGATTGAGAACGCTGATCGGCGTGGCATCCAGACGAGCGAAGCGAAAATGACGGTCGGGGCTTGGGCGATCTGTCTCGCTGCGCCCGTATCTTGGGAGATTCGGGTTATTACCGTCGCGATCACAGCAGTCGGATATTCGTTGTCGCGTGGGATCGCAGCATTAGGTCGTGCTGCGAGTGTTGGCGCAACATCTCGGGCGCTAGCCGCCAGGATACCCCCTTTCGGCGATGCCACGCGAGAGTTTCGGCGCCCCCGATAAGAGTCTGCTAAGAATCTGCTAGCAGTTGCTTAGGGCCTGCTTAGATGGTACAACAGTGTGCTTAAGCAGACGTAAGCAGATATCTAGCAGAAAAGGGGAGATGCTTTGGAACGCGGATACGTTAAATTGCCGAATCACTGGTGGTCTAAGCAGGAATTTGTTACAGCGCGAAAACTGTCCTGTGCGCTCTGGTTCCGCGCCCTGATGTTCTGCGCTGATCGCCTAACTGACGGCGTTATTCAGCATTGGGAATTATCGTCTATTCTAGGTTTCGACGACGAAGAAATCCAGCAAAGCCTAGCAGACGGATTACTTATACAGGCTGATCAGGGGGCATATTCGCTAGTTTTTTTCCTTGACATTTCGCGTCCAAAAGCAGAGATTCTGAAAGAGAGTGAGGCGAAGAAACAACGGAGGGTGGAGCGCTCCCGAAAAGGCGGCTTCGCCAAGGCCGCGAAACAGCGCGAACAGGCTTCGGCGCTGCTTTGCTCTGCTTGCGGTCTGCTTGCGTCTGCTTGCGTCTGCACTAAGAACTCAGAACTCAGAACTCATTCTAGTGCTAACGCGAAAAAAACAAGGTTAGCTCAGGATACGCGTGCGCACAGATGGAGTGAAGAAAGTTTACGGGTCGCTGAATTTGCGTTATCCGATCAGACTGGATACTATGACGCCCACGGTTGGGTTCGCCCGTCAGACTGGCTTGCTGGCCAATATTCGAAATGGCAAAAAGAAAACAGTGGAACCATTGACGATTTCGAAGCCGATCTATCCAGGACTCCCCGACTGGTGGACGAATATTTGTCGTGAACTCGCCGCGTGTCACCCGGCGACGCTTGGGCCGCGTCCTGGTAGCAAAAAAATGCCGCGCTGGGTCCGCGAATGGTGGACATGGGTGGAGGGGTCCGGCGCGTCTCAAACCGAGGCGGAAGCAGCAATGAGGGAGCTAGCTCTCATCGAAATCCCGAGTTTAGCGGCGCTTAAAGCCCAGGTCTCAGGGGGTCGGAGACGTGCCTATGCGGCGTTCGGCAGCGGCGCCGATGGTGATGTGACCAATACGGCTGAGGACGCGATGAGGGGACGTCTGGCAGCTCTGGCGGCGAAGGCTCGTCGCGGTCTGGTCTCTGCATGCGAGATTGATGCGGTTAGAGCTGCAACGTGCGATTTTGCGCCAGATTTTCAAGCTTACATTAAAGAACAACTAAAGGATCTAGGATTGTGATGAACTGGACAGAACACGCGGCATGCAAAGGCCAGCACAAGTTGTTTTATCCGTCCGATGAGGATCGAGCGCGAACGCGCATCGTTGAGGCAGTGAGGTTCTGTTCACAATGCCCAGTTCTCGAAGAATGCCGTGAATATGCTACGCAGAATCCGAATGATTTTGCGGAGATCCCTAAAATGGTGTTGGCAGGCTGTTTCTCAGAAGAGTTTCGTAGGGCGTGGAAGCTGAGCGGCGCCAAACGCAAAGGAAAAAAATCGTATCGCGGGTTGCGATTCGGCCAAATGGTCGAATATGATCCTACGGTTTCGGCACTCGAACATTTGTGGGCGGCGAATAACACCAAAACCGATCGTACCGCATGGCTGACGGAAGTGGCCGACAAAATCAAGCAACACGCGGCGGAACCGGAGCCCGAACCCGAGCAGCTAGAATTTTTTGAATATCCGGAGGATTACGACTACTATGCTCTTTAATTTGATTTTAAACGTTGCGGCTGTGCGCCGGATCGTCCGGCTTGTCACGAAAGATGTGATATCGCGTCCTTTGCGGAATCGGTTAGCGATGCTTCTGTTTCCCGCGTTGCAATCGGCAGAGCCCGAATTATTGGCCGAAGCGAGCGAATATGAGGGTTGGCGCGGCAGCGTCGCCTATGGGTTGACATGCCGGATGTGTGTCGGGGTTTGGGCGGCCGCGTTGGTAGTGTTCTTCTTGCCGCGCAGACTGCGCGATGTGCTCGCAGTAGCCCACATAGCCGAACATTAAAAGCTGGTTAACTAGTTGATTTTCGAAGGGTTGATAGGTAGCATCTCGTCATGAGTAGACAACCACAATCTCTAGCAGCAGCCCTGCAAGCACCCGCTAAGCCCTTAGCACGACGCACTTCAGGCGGGACTATCCCGACGGTAGCAGTAAACGAGTCGCTCAACAAAATGAGCGGAGCGCTAGAAGCCGTGCTAGGATCAGACCCAGCCGCGTTCATCCGAACCGTGCAAACGGTTTGGCGATATTCTGACCTTAAAAATAAGATAACAGATATGGACACGTTGCGAGGCGCTGTGCTACAGGTAGCACAGTTGCGCCTATCCCTAGACCCGAGCTTAGGGCAGGCTTACATCCTACCCTTTAAGGGTAAAGCTCAATTAGTAATCGGGTACAAGGGGCTGGTACATTTGGCGGTCCGGACAGGGCTAGTACACTCGATCGAGGGGAGACTAGTTCGTGCTAATGACAAATTTGAATTCGTGCTCGGCTCAGAAGACCGGCTAGAGCATTCGTACGATCTAGGTCAAGATCGAGGAGAAATCATAGGTGTGTATGCTGTTGCGCGCCTTCCATCAGGCTTGAACGCCTTCCGCGAGCCAATGAGTTACCTTGAAGCTCAGAGGCACCGCGAATATTCCCCATCGTGGAAAGGAGCCGAACAACTCCGCATCCAGAAAGGGAAAAAAAACACGTCGCTCTGGGCCACAGACGAACCATCAATGTTAAGGAAGACCGCAGTACGGCAATTCTGTCTCAGAAGCCTCCCGCTGACAAACGAATTCGCGGCGGCGATTGCCGCCGATGGGCGTGTACGCTCATTCGCGGAGAATGAGCCGGTACAACCGCTCGAAGAGTATGCGCAAAGCCCATACGATTGGGACGTTCCCGAAGAAGATGCCTACGACGACGCACGATAGCGGATTATGGCGTTGTTGGCTTGGTGTTGATGGTTGGAGGCACCTTGACACAATGCTGTGCATTACACCCGTTACTAGCGCGCCTTTAAGGCTGTTTAACCAAAAAGGGTTGGAGACCATATGCCCTTTTTGTCGCAGTCAGATCGGCGTGTCACAATTTCCCTGTGATGCTGATCCCGAAGAAGAACGGTTATTTGACGCTGAAAAGTATGTGCGATGGAGGTTCTTTTCTCAAAATGGAAAAATTCCAGCCGACGGAAAAGACCCGGCAACCGGCCTGAACTATGGTACCTTTCGTCGTTGGACCTACCGGAAACGAATATTAACAGTGCACCAAGCTGATTGGCTGGCTGTGAGATCTGGTGCGCATCCATGCGAGATTTGGAGCAATTGGTGAACCTTCATCCGTCGTTATCTAGCTTTGGTCCTGTCCCCGATGGTGTCGCTACGGTCACTATGCCCGAAATAGCGGCGATTGTTGCCGACGAATGCCATAATTATTTCCTTTCTGCCGGGGCGACATCCGCTAGCAGCGTCGTCGGTCACACAGTGAAATGTGTGCATGGATCTTCGTGGATCGCGTCTAATGAAAGCATTGGTTGCACACTCTCTTTGCGGCTTATTGTCGTGCCTCAAGGAGCGGCTTTCGAAGTTCACGCCGTCGATTATTTAACGCTTCCTTATACTGCGTCGGCGAAATTCATTCCGTTCTCAGCATGCCAATATCCGGGGGTGCTAGCTGGCATGCTCCAAAGCGGCGGGACCCAGGAAGAATTAGCGCAACTCATGCGTTGCGCGATCGCCCTGGAAGATCGATCGCCAGAACTAGCAGAAGCGAGATGGCCGCGGAACTACTATGTGATCCTAGCAGGACAAGACGACCTATTGAATATTTGGCTTGACGAAGAAATCGAAGAAGGCTTAGGATGACTCGGCTTCTTCGACGACCTCAATAATTTCGGCGTCTACAACGTCCATCTCAGACAGCATCGTAGCTAGAATATTTTGCGCAGCACGAGCAGTGTCCGAACTAAGCTCCGCGGTCGTCGGCGCTAACCATGCGTCGACCCCGTAAAGGGACTGCAATTTATCCAATATTTTTAGCATCGGACCAACAGCGTCTAGGTCGCCTTCTTCGATGCCTCTCATCGCGAGAGCTAGACTTGTCTCACACGCTGCGATAGATCGACCGCGCAGCGTTTTGATTGCTTCTTGAGACGGCGCATAATATTTGTTTATTGCGCGTTGCAGACGTTTGTAAGCTGTTGAAGCTGAGCATCCTTGGATACCGCCGATAGCGCGAAAAGTGTACCCGAGGTTGCGTAAGTGCACAACCTCTGCTAAGGTTTCGGCTTCAACAATTTCGTTTGAGCGGTCATCTGCCATAGGATAGGGTTCACTCTCAGCGTCTCGACGAGTGCTATAATGGTGAATGCAAGCAACTACTAAAGGATCGATAATGAGCGGGATTGTTGCCGAGAGTCAACAAATGCTACACGATTTGGGCTTTACAGTCAATGGGAAGAGTGTCCCGATTGATGGTGTTGTGGACCCGCGTACAACAGAGGCGGTACGACGATTCCAGACAGCCTACGTTAAATCTGACCTAAAGGTTGATGGTATCATAGGCGCCTTGACCCATGCAGCATTAGAAGAATGTCGCATGACGGGCGGCCAGTTGACCACGCATTTCAGGTTGCGTGAATTCGCGAGCAAAGGCAACGGCGATATTCGGGCTGATCGGCAACTCGTGATAGGGCTCCAAGCGTTGCGGGAAGTGTATGGGGCCCCGATCGGTATTCGGTCTGGATATCGCGACTCTGCGCACAATAGGAAGGTGGGGGGCGCGCGCGGCTCCCAGCATCTTTATGGGCGCGCCGCAGATTTGGCTTGGCGAGAGCCAATGTCGATCGACGAGGTCGCCGAGTTAAGTCTTTTTTCTGGGATCGGATATTACAAAAAGTCCGGCAAGGTGGTCCATGTAGATGTTCGTCCGAAAGCTAGCCGAGCCAACCCCGTCACATGGCAATATTAGCCGCTCCGGCGTTCGAAGAAACCACCCTCACGATCGGCGGCCTTGCCGTCATCATCGGCCTAATTTATGGGGTTATTAAGGCTACGATCATAACACGGACTTGGGTGGAGACTACAAACGAAGCGTCTGTGACGCCGATAGCCGAGCAACTTGCGGGAGTGAGTGAGCAACTCCGATCGCTTTCCGCTGTCGTCGGCCGGAATGGCGGGTCTACGATCCACACGCGGCTCGACGGTTTGACTCAGAATATTGCGGAAGTCACCGAAAAAGTGCAATCGATCGACGAGCATGTAGCCGTGATCAGTGACCGCCAGACCGACGCGGCAATATTCGCGCGGTTCGTTACGCATGCAATACCACCATATCCGATTGAGACCGTAATGCAATTAGTCGAATATTGGCGTGTAAGAGCCGGAGAACTCGCCGTGGACGAAGTTACCGCCAACTATTAAGATAACGTTAAGCGATTTGATTTGGTTGTTTCACTGTGAAAAGGTGTGTCCGTTGTCATATCCGACAAAAGAAAGGGATACATCATGGATCAATCCATTAAGTCGTTCTGTTTGCAACTAGAAATCGCGGCGGGTAGACTGCGGTCCAACGGCGACGAGTTGACCGCCGATCACGTTGATAAGGCCGCTGGCTTGCTATCTGAGCAAGCTAACCGCCTTGCAGACCATGACTGCGTTCTGGCAGCGATCAGGACCCTCGTAAGGCCAGCAGCAGAATGAAAGAAAAAGCAGTTCTTGCTGCAGCAGCTACCCTATTCGCGTGGGGGGCGGTTCGCGGTCTGGGATCGCTGATCAGAGCGATCAGCGACACGGAGTGCGCCATTCGGTTCATGTTTGGAGAATACGAATGATCGATAATAATGTGACCGTGGTCGGGAATATTGTTTCCGACCCGGAACTAAGATTCACAGCTGGCGGAACCGCGTTAGCGCGGCTAGCGATAGCGCATAATCGGCGTTGGAGAGATCGCTCTAGCGGAGAACAACGAGAAGAAACATCTTTCCTGAATATTCAAGTTTGGGGGGAACTCGCCGAGCATGTTTGCGAGTCCTTGCGTCGAGGCGACCTTGCTGTGGTTGTGGGGAGGTTGGAACAACGATCGTGGGAGACTCCACAAGGAGAAAAGCGTTCAACGGTCGGCATAGTTGCGAGTGAAGTGAGCCCATCGTTAAGATGGGCGACGTGCCAAGTCCAAAAAGCGCAAAGGGAACAGCTTTACCAACAACCTCAAACGGCGCAGCAAGCGCCAGTTGAGCAAGCCTATCAGCAGCAACCGCAACCGCAGCAACCGCAACCGCAATACCAGCAAGGAGGAGGGTACGATTATGGGTATGACGACCCAGAAGAACCCTTCTAGCGATAGTTTGGCGAGGCTCATCCCGACGCCAAGCGTATTCGCTAGGTTACCGGAATCGGTCGAATACGAAATATTCGACGCTGATGGCCAGTGGAGAGCCGCAAGGTTTACCCCCCGTCGAATCGGCGGTAGTGACATCGCCGGGATTCTCGGCGTTTCACCGTTTAAAACGGCGTTAAGCGTTTGGTTGCAGAAAACAGGTCGCGAACCTGCTAAGCCGAGCACGGCGGCGCAAACTTGGGGATTGCGGCTTGAAAAACCAATATTGGAAGCATGGCGCAACGTAACAGAAGGCGTCGAGCATTATTCAGATGTCGCATGTCTAATCACGCGTGATGGCTGGAAGGTGGCAAGCCCTGACGCTCTGGCGATTGTCGACGGATTAACGACGATCGTCGAAGCGAAAACGGTGAGCGCATGGCAAAGTGCCGAATGGGACAACGATATACCCGAATTCTATCTCACTCAAGGACTGTGGTACCTTCATGTCACAGGGTTCGCAAGGCTCGACTACATAGTCTTGATAGGCGGCCAAGAACCCCGAATATATTCGGTGTTAACTGAAGAATATCCCGAATATATTACGCTGATTGTCGAAGCGGTAGAGCGCTGGCGCGGAACCTATCTACTTCCCGACGTCTCGCCGCCAGCCCTACCCCCTGTCGATTATTCGGCGCTGAATTGGGCATATTCGGAGTCTGATTCTCAAGCAGAAATAGATCGAGGAATCATAGACGGCTATGTTAGAGCGAAACTAGAGGAAGCGGAAGCGAAAGCCGCCGCAGAATCAGCAGGCACCCTACTTAAAGAAACGTTAAAAGAAACTACCGTAGGGCTCGTCGAAGGACAAAAAGCAGTAACCTGGAAAGCGCCACGAACCTCTACAGCCGCGGACCGACGAAAAAAGCTCGCTCTGATTATCGCCGACGCCGAAGCAGAAATGGCGCTGATTGACGCGGGCCAATGGGAGCCGCCAGCCCCGGCAAGACGTCTCCATATTGCTGCCGCATACCGCTCAATGCTCAAAGAAGAAGAATGAACCGGATCGGGGTAGATCTTTCGCTAGCATGCTCCGGACTGTGCGTCAACGGCTCTACCACGAGAATCCGGACCAAGCCTAGACAGCCATTTCGCGTGGAGCATATTCTACGAGAGATTGATTGCTTCATTTCCGAAAAAGCTACTGACGGTACGGCAAATATTTGGGTTATTGAAGGGCTAGCGTTCCATTCTGGCAGGTTAGGAGCGCTAGCCGAACTACACGGCGCATTTAAGTTCTGGTTAAATAACTGTTCTGCTTTTCCGGGAGAATTGTATGTTTGCGCGCCAGCAACACTAAAGTTGTATGCGACAGGGAAAGGAAACGCCAAAAAACCAGAACTGGCGAAAGCCTTGGACGCAATCCTAGGATCCCCAACTGTCGACATGATGAACCATGACGAAATCGACGCGTGGTGGCTCCATGATATGGCAGCGACACACCTGATCCGACCCGAAAATATGCCAGCCCATCAGCTCCAATGTCTCCGAAAGGTCTTTGCGCGTGAGAGAGGTGCCGCAGAATCTCGACGCGGAACAAGCCGTACTAGGCGCGATGCTGCTGAATCGCGACGCGATAGCAACGGCCATTGAGCAATTAACAGGAGCGTCTTTCTACGATCCGAGTAACAGCCGAATATTTGAGAGCATTCTAACAGTCTTTCTTAGAGACTCGGCGCGACATCCCGACGCCACCGTCGTAGCGGAGCATATCCGCAACGAATATTCGATACCGGTCGAAGACACAAAACGTCGACTGCTACAGTTGCAAGCAGTTACCCCGGCAGTATCGAATATAGCGTATTATGTCGAAATCGTAGCAGAGCTAGCGGTAAAACGGTTGCTGATCGCCGCGGGCCAACAAATCGCCGAATCAGCATACGGGGCCGATTCAGCGCAAACCATCCTTGAGGAATCCGAACGCAAAATATTTGCGTTGGCACATCGGCCATCAACGGACACCACCAGCCATATCGGCATTGTTACAGACGAAACAATAATTCAGCTTGGTGAAGGCAACCAAACCGAAACGATCCTAACGGGATATTATGATATTGATGAATCTGTAAGATTCCGACGTCAATCGTTGATTGTGTGCGCTGCCCGTCCGGGCCAGGGGAAAACAGCTTTCGCTCTTAGCCTCGCGGCGCAAGTGGCCGAAACTCATCCGGTCCTTTTTTTCTCGATGGAGATGGGTGCGAGTGAATTGTCGCATCGGATATTGTGCGCCGAATCGCGGGTAAGGCAAGATCAGTTGCAGACGGGGCGTCTCGCTGGCAATGATTGGTCTGCCTTGGAGAGAGCAGCAGCAAAAATCCGAGATCTTAACCTCCATGTCGACGACAACCCCCGGTGCACTTTGCTAGATATCGCGAGCAAAGGGCGTCGGCTCGCCACCAAACAAGGGCAGCTCGGATTGATTATTGTCGACTATTTGCAATTGATGTCGTCGGTAACCAAAACTCGAGAATCACGTCAAGTCGAAGTAGCCGAACTTTCACGCGGCCTGAAAATGTTGGCCCGCGAACTCAACTGCCCGATACTCGCCCTATCCCAACTTAATCGAAGTATCGAATATCGCGCCGATAAAACCCCGATGCTATCAGACCTGCGAGAATCCGGCGCTATTGAACAAGATGCCGACATCGTAGCGTTTCTGCATGCAGATGAACAAGACGCAGCATACAACCCGCGCGAGCGGCTGCTGTCCATGATCGTAGCGAAGAACCGGCATGGCACAACCGGAAAGTTGCATCTCGTCTTCCGAGCCGAATATTCACGTTTCGAAAACCACACAGGTTAAATAAACGCTAACTAACTGTACATAGGTATGCCACACAGTTAGGATGCGATATACCATAACCAAGGGAGCAGCAAAATGGACGTCGTCATACAGATTCTACTGTGCGTGCTGATAATAGGGGGAACAGTATACACTTGTGCCCTACTTCTCAGCGAGTAGCCGCCCCCACATCGCGTAAGATGAAAACAGCATATTACAACCTAAGGAGCAACAAAAATGGACACCGCAATGTGGACCCTACTCGGCGCGCTGGTAATAGTCATGGTCGTATTTGCATTTGGGGATTAAGATGGCCGTACAAATACTGATTTTGGGATTATACGCTGCACTACTCACGATCAATGGCGTGTTCGCCGTTTGGGAACATCGCAGAGTAACGGGACCGCGCCCGCGGCCACCCGCCACCGGACCGCCACTAGAAGACGAACCGTGGATAGCGTCTCACCCATTCAAGGAAAGACCCTAACCGCGTTTCCATATCGAAAAGCTAGCACGACCAGCACAAACAGGGCTTACATTAAAGAAACGATAAAAAAGAAACAAAAGAATGGAAACCAGCCAACACGCAACCCTAGGAACCATCGGGGCTCCATGCCCAGCCTCAGCGCAAGAATGCACCAGTTGGCTACAGCTGATGGACACACTCGGCGCCAAAGTTGTCGTATGCATCGAATCCTATTGGGCATATTTCCCGAATGGGGTCCACATTGGAGTCACGCTCAGGCAAGAAACAATATTACCTGGTGACATCATCCAAGGCGATCGAATTCGGGTCGCGTTAATCGACACTGAAAAGATGACGCCGATAGAGCAATGCTACGTCCAGCCGAGCGAAGTCAAACAAACAATTATTCGCTTCGCGAAAAAAGGTGCAAGACTCAGCAACCGCCGAATTCACTTTTCCGCGTAACCGTTCCGAGCGACATTTAAGAGATAGTAAAAAAGTGTGGATGGTTGGGACTGTCTGAGCGTCAACAGGTAAAGTTTGATTACCGATCACCGATCAAGGACGACGACATGAACATTTACCACATCGAATGCGCCCTAGGTGAAGAAGAAGGACGTCAGACAGTCGGTGTCTGTGCGGCGTCGGCGACTGAAGCAGCACAGATAGTGCGGCGCCGGATGGAAGCCGAAGGCTGGACGCTCCATCAACTCGGCAAGATCATTGTAGTCGACCGCAACAATCAAACATGGGAGCCAGGGTCGTCCGTCCGGTATTAGGAGGCAACGTGAATAAAGTATACCGAATCAAATTCGAGTCGATTACCGACCGAGTCCCCGAACCTGTTTTTGTTGTCGCGAGTTGCGCCACCGAAGCGACCGCAACCGTACAACGGTTCCTAGATGGGCGCGGGCGTCTCGGTATTGTTTTGCACGAGCCGGTCGAACTCGGAGCAGCGGAAAAATTCGACCCCGGCGTAATAGAGAAAGGCCATGATGGGAACAGGATCTAGCCCGATCGAAACGGTCAAAACCAACCGTCCACACCAATGCGTATACTGTGCTGGGATTATCCCAGAAGGTACCCGCGATGTCAAATCGTGGGTCTGGTACGAAAAACACGATATCGAACGATGTTGGGGACACGCAACTTGCATACTGATCTGGGAGGCGA